CGAAGCTGAAGAAGCTTAGGCCTTTTCTCGATGAGCTGCGGTCACGTGTGTCCAAGAGTGACCTTGTTGATCCTAGTCCCGTTTGTCGGGCAGCCGTTGAGGTTGCTGTTAGGCGTTTATTACGGGACAAGGTTGACCAGGGTGAGGTGGCCACTAGTGAACTGGGCTTCTACCAACGCGTTTTGGTGGCACTTGCGCCAGTTGTCACTGATGACGACAGGCTTTGTGCCGCTATTGAGCGTTTGGTTGAACGTGTGCCGCGCGCCTAGGGGTGTCCCGTGGTGTGTGATGGTGTCGACACCAAAGTTTTAGGAGGGCTTGTCCAATCCAGCCAGCCGGATTACTCTGGTGTACATCCAGCGATCACTATCACCCCATGGGATAGCAAGCAGTCTAAGACCAGGACTGTCATAGCCCACTCTGCTTGTCTTAGCAGGGATTATCTGAGTCATAATAATAGTTTAATAAACCTGCTTAGAGCCCTTAATGAGCGGGTATACTATGTAGAGCGGGACGGGAAGTTGGTTGAGTGTCCACAAGCCGTAGTTGGTGCTTGGCGCAGAATGGAGTGGTTAAGTAAGCGGGTTGCCGATGGTGTTGTTCGGGAGCGTCCGGGAGTGCGAGAGTTGACCTGCGGCGAATTTATCGCCCAGTGTCCTGCACACAAGAGGATGTTGTACACACAAGCCGCTGACACTTACATGAAGCGTGGGGTTGTTCGGAGAGATGCTAAGCTGGGAAGCTTCGTCAAGTTTGAGAAGATTGAGGCTAAACCAGGGAAGTTAGATCCGTGCCCCAGGATCATTCAACCTAGGTCACCAGTGTTCAATGTAGCACTTGGTAGGTACACGCGTGCTGTCGAGGAAGATGTTTTCCATTCTATCCAGTGCGTGTGGGAGACGGAGATGCGATCTGTCGGGCCGGTGGTCATGAAGGGGCTTACCGTGAATGGTGTGGCCCTGGCCATGTGGCGGAAGTGGAGTCGGTTTTCCCATCCTGTCGCTGTTGGTCTGGACGCTAAGAGATTCGATCAACATGTTGGAGTTGATGCCCTGAAGTGGGAACACTCAGTGTATAATCGGATATTTGGTAGTTCGGAGTTGCGGCGGTTGTTGAAGATGCAGTTGAAAAATTTTGGATCTGCGTTTGTGGATGGGTTTCGGGTCGATTACGAGGTTGATGGCACTAGGAGTAGTGGTGACATGAACACCGGGTTAGGCAACTGCCTTATCATGAGCATGTTAGTGTTGCTCTATTGTAAGGAGGTAGGTGTGGTTGCCGATTTGGTGAACAACGGTGATGATTGTGTTGTTATGATGGAATTGAGTGACTTGGGCAAGTTCTCCTCCTCATTGGACGGTTGGTTTTTGGACTTCGGCTTTGAAATGGAGGTTGAGGCCCCTGTTTATGAGTTTGAGAGGATTGAATTTTGCCAAATGCAACCGGTTAGTGTGGGCTATGATTGGGTTATGGTTAGAAACCCGTTCGCTGCTCTGTCTAAGGACACTATGTGTCTTGGATTGCCGGTCTCACAATATCCATTATGGGTGCATATGGTGGGAGTGGCGGGCATGTCGTTGTATGCTGATGTGCCCATCTTTACCAAATTGTACCCACGCATGTGTGCTGGAGGAAGACCAAGCCGCTTGCGTAATCAGCCATTCATGGAAACCGGGTTCCTCCGTATGAAGCGTGACCATGTGGATTGCATGGTACATGACTCCACTAGGGTGTCCTTTTATAAGGCATTTGGCATCAGCCCTGGATTGCAGCGGAGTGTAGAAGAGGAGCTTGACCGGCTTCATTTTTCCAACCCCATCAGGTTAGTGGGACCTCCTGTTGGGTTTGGTAAGGTACTGCATTCCGACCGTTAGGGAATTAGTATAATGGCTAGGAAAAAGAATAATAATAATAATAGTAATGCGGCTTTTAGCGGCAGCAAAACTGGCAGAAAATTACGCCAGGCTGGGGAGTCAATGAAGGTCGTGAAGCTTCAGGATGCGATAAAGCTTGTGGAGAGACAGGATCAGGGTGGTGTTTTGATGGGTATGGTTGGTAAGTTGGCTGGACCAGTTGTTAGTGGTTTGGCTAAGATCATGGGAGTTGGGGATTATACAGTCGAGGCCAATAGTCTTGGCACCAGTTTTGGCAACGGTGGTGCTGCTTCTGCCTCTGTTCCCGATTTCAAGGGTCTAAATTCCAACCGCATCCGCCATAAGGAGTGTCTGGGTGTGGTGAGATCACAAGGCACTACTGCCTTTGGTGTGCTCGGTAAGTACCGGTTTCAGCCGGCCGACAAGGCCACGTTCCCTTGGATGAGTAGTTTTGCCAGCAATTTTACTGGTTACAAAGTCCACGGGGCTGTGGTGGTTTTCGAGACCAACACGTCAGAGTATAGTGCTACACCATACCTTGGCACGGTGTGTATCGCTACGCGGTACGACACACGGGAACCTGATTTTGCGAGCATGGTTGAGATGCAGAACTGTAAGTTCAGCGTTTCAGCTAAGCCATCACAGCATATTTTGCATCCAATCGAGTGTAAGGACGATTTCCAGAATTTTAACACCTGGATGACGCGACGCGGCGTTGAGACAGACATAACGTACGGGTACGACAAGTGCAACATTTATATTGCAGCTGAGGGGCTGGCTGGGGCAGCTACTGTCATCGGTCGGCTTTGGATTGCATATGATATTGAACTTATCAACCCCGTTGCTGTGTCCCCGGGGTCCGACTTTAGTTTTGCCCGTGGTTCTAGGTTTTCTTCTGTCCAAACCGGCAGCACCGCCCCCATTACCCATTTTGCGGCTAATAGAGCATTTGATACCAGCTTTAATACGCTTGCTAATGGGAGCGCGAGTGATTTGCAGAGTTTGAGTGCGGTCACCACAACAAATATTCCTTATGTTGCGGTGGACCCTGATACATCGTCGTTGAGGATCTACAAGCGCTGTATTGTGACGTACAGTTACAGCGCATTGGGTTCTTCATTGCCGACCACTCAGGTATGCACTGTGGCCAACACTGCTGGTGCTGGAAGTTATGCCAATCGCACCGCTACTTACCAGTTGGCCACGATGACGCAGGACACCTATGTGGTGTATGCTAACTTTACGGGCCCTCCGTCACCGACGGAGTATGTTACCGTTAATTGCCCGTTGTTGAATGGGGGTACTATAACCAACACCTCCGTTCAAGTAGTTATCGAGTACTAACAAACAAA